ATTTTCTTCACATCAATTCAGTTCCCAAAGAGGGGGTTATAACAAAACATAAAAAACATACAAATGAGAGCAAAGACATTGAAAACAAAAGAGTTGCAAGGAACTCTTATCCCTTCCAGGATTAAAACCTTTTCTGGCAGCCCAGTTGGCAAAGCATTGTTGCAGTTGAATGAGGATGAGGTAAAGATTTATGAGAAATTAAAGGAGCATCTTCAAGCGCACAAGGCAAGCAAGGATGTTGATGACATTTTCTTGAGCATTGCTACGCGTGCTATTGGCCATTTGCTTTACAATGCCGAGGTTCTTGCAGTTTCGGGTGCAGTTATGGTGCATCCAAACGGTGCAAGGCAAGTAAGTGCCGAATGGACTGCTTTTAAACAATCTATGGATATGTTTTTAGAGATTTCAAAGAGTTTAGGACTTGATCCTGGTAGTCGTTTAAAATTAGATTATTTTAGAGACAGTAATGATAATGAAGATGATGAAATAGCTAAATTATTAAAAATGAACTGATGAAACAAAGCATTTATGAGTTTATTACATTTATAATAGTGCTTGGCATTATTGATGTCTCGTTATCTATACCTTTTTACTATCTCTGGAATTGGCTATTTGTTAAATTCTTTAATTTCAATTATATAGACTTATTTGAAAGCATGGGTTTTATTGCCTTGCTTATTATGCTTAGATTTTTAATGATAGATGCGAGAGTAAATAAATGAAATTTATAGAGGATGTTGTTTCGGGGAGGTTACATATTGGCAACTATGCAAGGTTGGCAGTTGAAAGACATTTAAAAGATTTACAAGTTAACGATTGGGAGTACTATTATTCAGAGGAGAAGGCAACCAGGGCTTTCTCCTTTATTTCTGCATTGCGCCACACCAAGGGCGAGTTTGCCGGGCAGCGTTTCAATATTCAACCTTTTCAAGAGTTTTTCATTAAGGTATTATTTGGATGGCAGAAAAAGACTGGCGGCAGACGGTTTCGCAAGGCTTACCTTGAAATAGCAAGGAAGAATGGTAAGACAGAATTAGCAGCTGCCATTGCGGTATATTGTTTTTTATTAGATAATGAAACTGGAGCGGAAGTTTATACGGCTGCAACTACCAGAGACCAGGCAAGGATTGCATTTGATACTGCAAAGGTATTTTTAAAGAATTTAAAGAATGATTCTAAGACATTTAACAAGCTAGTTAATGTTTTAAAGTATAATTGTAATGTACCTACTACTAATTCTAAATTTGAATCAGTTTCTTCCGATGCTGATACGTTAGATGGACTAAATCCCAGCTTTTGCTGCATTGACGAATTTCACGCGCATAAAAATTCAGACGTTATAAACGTAATGGAGACAGGTATGGGTTCAAGAATACAACCATTACTTCTTATTACTACAACTGCTGGTTTTAATCGTGAATCTCCTTGTTATTTGTATAGAAAGGTAATGATTGATATTTTGGAAAATAGAAAGGTTGACGAATCTGTTTTTCCGCTTCTTTTCTGCTTAGATGAAGGCGACGACTGGCAGGATAAAAAGAATTGGACGAAATCCAATCCTAATCTTGGCGTTACTCCATACATAAGTTACATGGATGACCAATTTCAAAAAGCATTGAATGAAGGAGCGTCGAAGCAGATACAATTTATGACAAAAAATTTAAACGTATGGACATCTACCTCATCCGTTTGGATTTCTCAAAGCTACATTGATGCAACAAGGTTATTTATTGATGATGCTACATTATATAATAAAAAATGCTTTGCCGGATTAGACCTTGCCTCCACGCGTGACATTTGCGCACTTGTACTTTGTTTTCCTGTGCAGGAAGGATTATCTAAACCACATATAAAAAGTTATTATTTTTGTCCTGAAGACAATGTGAGGGAGCGATCTCTTAGTGATGGTGTACCTTATTTGCAATGGCAACAAGATGGCTATTTAATTATGACAGATGGTAACGTAACGGATTACGATTACATAAAAAACAAAGTCATTGAGATAACGGCTAAGTACAAAATAGAATGTATTTGCTTTGACAGATGGAATGCATCTCAGCTTGTTATTCAGCTAACAAACGATGGCGCAAACATGAAACCATTTGGACAAGGTTTTATTTCTATGTCTGCACCAACCAAAGAAGTAGAAAAGTTGTTTTTATCTCATGAAATTACGCACGATGGAAACCCAGTATTAGAATGGATGATGAGCAATGTTATTTTGCGACTCGATCCTGCTGGAAATATAAAGATAGATAAAGCTAAAAGCACTGAAAAAGTAGATGGAGCGGTAGCAATGGTAATGGCATACGCACAAATAATGCAAGGAGATAGACCAACCATATACGAAAGTAAAGAAAGAGAAAGTGGTTTATTAATGCTATAAAATGTACCTAATTAAAATAAAAACCTTTTAATTATGGAGAATTTAATGAGAAAACATGAGTACGCTCAACAGGTTAGACAAATTAATTCAACATCCGGATATTTTCATAGGTTTTATGAATTGTCTGGGGAATGTCGGACACATCAAGAGGCATGGCAAAAATTAGAGGAAGAAAGAGAGGAGTTAGGGCTTGATGAAAAATACACAACGTATAATAGTTTCCGAAAAGCAAAAAGTAATTATATGGAAATGAAGTTTGTTTAGTCTGTTACTCAAAGTTGAAAACTTTATACTAATCTGGTTTATATTTGCCGCATGGGATTAATTAACACCATGCGGACTTTTTTTTCTAGTACTCGCGCCAGTATAGAAAATCCAAGTACACCAATTAACGGTGATACATTAGGCGCTTTATTTCAGCGTGGCTCTGCTGCTGGAGTAGCGGTAGATGAGTATTCTATTATAGGTCTTCCTGCCTTTTACCGTGCTACTCAAATACTTGGAGGTGTTATTGCTTCTTTGCCTTTTGATATAATTGAGAGAGGAACAGATGGTAGTTTGCGAATAGCTAAAGAACATCCAAATTATAAAATAGTATCTCGTGAGCCATCTCAATTTTATACTGCTCACACGTTTTATAAAACAATGGTTCTGCACTATTTAAGCCATGGTGTATTTTACGCAGCTATAACAAGAAATGCAAATAGCCAAAGGATTACAAGTCTTTTAATACTTGATCCTGTGCAAATGGAAAGCTATTACAATACCAGAGGTGAATTATTGTTTAGAAACAAGAAGACCAACAAGAAATATAGTTACGATAACATCATTCATATACCTAACCTTTCATGGAATGGTATCGATGGCTTTGTTATGCCGGACCTTCATAGAGATAACTATGGCTTAGCTTTAGCCAACAGAAATTATGGTGCTAACTTTTATAAGAATGGTGCGCATTTAAATGGAGTGCTAAAACATCCTGGCAAGTTAACTAATGAGGCATACGACAGATTAAAATCTTCTTTTAATCGTGCTTTTGGAGGCAGTCAAAATGCTGGAGGTACTGCCATCTTAGAAGAAGGCATGGACTTTCAAAAAGTAGGTCTTAATCCAAACGATGCCGCTTTCAATGAAACAAAGAAGGCTACTATCTCCGACATTGCTCGAATTACTGGTGTTCCAGGTGTTTTGCTGGAAGATATGGATAAGGCTACATTTAGCAATATGGAGCAGTTAAGCCAAATGTTCGTTAACTACACCATTATGCCATTGTGCGAAATTATAGAGGCAGAATTTAATAGAAAGATATTTTTTGAGGTAGAAAAAGACAAGTTTAGTACACGCTTTAACCTTGATGGCTTACTCCGTGGCGATGTGGCAGCAAGATCATCCTATTACACTACGATGCGTAATGTATTAGCTATGTCACCAAATGAAATTAGGATTAAGGAAAATATGAATCCTTATCCAGGTGGTGATAGCTATGAGTTACCTTTAGCATCAAATATAAAAATAGAGCCATCCTCTGAAGATATTGCACACGAAGCTGAAGAAGAAATGAATAGTAATGGCGAAGAAAATTCTAATGATTAAATTATGCCCTACAGTAACTATCCACAATCAGCAACTAATGCAGCAAAGAAGGCTTTGAAGCATAAAGAAGAGAATGGCAGTCAGTGTGGTACTTCCGTAGGTTGGTCAAGAGCTAAGCAGTTGGCAAGTAGACAAGAACTTTCGGACGATGAGGTTATACGCGTATATAGTTTTTTAAGCAGAGCCAAGGTATATGACCAAGGCAAGTATTTTGATGAAAACGACAATGAAATATGCGGTTCAATAATGTATGATGCTTGGGGTGGATCAACCATGCTACCTTGGGCAGAAAGAACGGCTAATAAAATAATGGACGAAAGGTCAAAAGAAGAAACAATGGAGAAAAGAAGTATAAATTACGAGTTTCGCGCTATGCCTGAATCTCGTACTATTGTAGGCACTGCTACGGTGTTTAATTCTGCCTATGACATGGGTTGGTATGACGAGGAGATGAGTGCAGAAGTATTTGCTAATTCAGATATGAATGATGTTGTAGCATTGTTTAATCATGATGCAAACATGGTGCTTGCCAGGACTAAATCAGGTACATTAAAATTAAACCTTACTGGCAATGCTTTGGAATATTCTTTTGAAGCACCAAATACAACCTTAGGTAATGATCTTTTGGAGATGGTTAAACGTGGTGATGTTTATCAAAGTTCATTTGCCTTTAGTGTAGAAAAAGAAGACTGGGAAGAGAAAGGCGGTGGTAAGCCAAAGAGAATAATCCGCAGTATTAAAAAAGTATATGATGTTTCTCCGGTGACTTATCCTGCCAACCCAGATACAATGGTGGCAAAAAGGAGTTATGAGCAAATAGCTGGAAAGGTAGATGAGGATTTACAAAGTGTAATTGATATATCTGTTAAATCAGAGATTAATATTGATAACGAATTACGCAGGAATGCCCTGCATTTACTAAAATTAAAAACAATTTAAAATGAATTCTAAGGAATTAAGAGAAAAGCGGGCTTCCGATTATGCGATAATGGAAGACCTACAAAAAAGAGCAGCAGCCGAAGGTCGCTTAATGTCATCTGATGAGTTGGCACAATGGGATCAAGCGGATGCATCTTTTAAAAGTTATACTGACCAGATTTCTCGTTTGGAAAGATGGAATGAAATCAACTCTGAGTCAAGAGGATTAAGCGAGGTTGAGCAAACAGTTGCTGCAATGCCTACTAAT